TAGCTACTCAAGACACGTTCAAAGTGTTGAAGAGAAGTTTCATGACCTTCACCAGAGGATATAGCCAAGGGCAGGGAGCCCGAGGTTATTGTCCAAAGGTTATGGCCTAGCAGTTCATACCAGTTTATCATACTGGGTAGATACTGTCTCACATAGGCTAACGATCTCAGGTCGAGATCGTCCTTAGTTGTCCTCACAGACAAATAAGGTGGGGGGATCTTTTCGGGATAATTATCCCTAGAGATCTTCCTGTTGTAACCCATGAGGAAACCCACATGATGATCCTGTGGTAGGGTAGAGAGGGCCTGGTAGACCCGCTCCTCCAGAGGAACCCCGCTCGGGTTCCACCCTAACCCGCCCATAAACTCAGGGAATATCGCCATTTTCATGGCAACAGCCCTTTGTCTTGGACGTAGGATAGCAAGGGCCTTTGGCCCGAAGTTCCGAACAACATCCAAAAAGGAGTCGTCGGATGGTAAGCGCCATTTGAGCTGTCGTGTCACCCCAAAACGGGTGATCAACATACCAGCAAACTCGGCTAGGGATGCCGAGCAAATGGATTTATGCTCACTGATTGGACAGTCCATGGATTCCAGGACTGAGATATACTTCGAGTAAAGGTCAGACTTAAGGATGACGACGTCATCCCCTAACACGAAAAAGGAACCCTCGTGTTTGTAACCATTAAGAGCGTACAAAAGCAAACCGTGCGTTATTGCAAACGCAGCAAAGCTCGGATATAATCCGAGGGGTTGCCCCTTTGTCCAGGTGACGAAACCGTCACCCATCCTCCATGGAGATTTGGAAATCTTCAAGAAGAGACTCACTTGATCTCTCTGATGAGGAGAGACAATAGAGTTAAGGACATACGCCTGAAGGTCTAAGGGGAAGTAATCAGTCGCCCCAGTCAAGTCAACAGAGTATACCATACGGTGTTGCTGGAGAGCAGCCTGGATGGTAGGGACAGGATAATCCTGCCGATGTGTACAGTCCCATGGCAGGGACCTAAGTGCCTCAAAAAGGCACTTACCAAGAGGACGCAACGCCTCCTGGTACACACGAGCAGGGTTGGCTACAGCACGAAGCTTGTAACCAGGCTCTTGGATAAAGCCTATCTTCCCAACAGAGTTGGGGTAATCGGTGACATCCGCATCGCGGGTATCATCGAGATCGATTCCCTCTTCGACCACATCAAAGGTCGAGCGAAAGA